GGGGGCTTAAGCTGCGCAAAAGAGAAAAACTTGGTTTTATCCACCGGGCTGAACCCAATTGTCAGTTCAAACAAAATTACGTCCACCCGTGGTGGTTCATTTATTTGACTGTTGTTAAACAATCAGGACTGTGTTTGCGATTACACAGGGACCACCCAATGGGTAGATATAAAAATCAATCACATAACGGATCTATTAAATACGCGTATGATAAACTAAGTGTAGGTTATTTTTGTTAAAGCTGGTGCACCGACTAAATAACCAAAAGAAAAATCGTCAGCGGCAGCTTGATAAATATAAGCTCCGCCAAAAGTTGCACGGGTTACACCTCCTATAGAAGCACCTGAATCCTGCTTAGCTCGAATTATAGGACCATATATATTATCTTGATAAGTAGAAAGAGGAGTATCTAATCCTTTAGGATCTTGAGAACGACGCAAATATATTAAATTGCGACGAACCAAAGGACCATCAATATTGGTAAGAGTGCCTTCACTAACTACAGAAATAGGAATAGACGAATAATAAGGCACTTCAAATTCTAAAATGTTATTAAGATCAGACGGCACAGAATGTTCAAAGCGTTGCATGTTATTCATTGCAGTAAAAGCATTTAGTTCAGGTTTAGAAACTATTCCATTTTGAATAATATCAGTGCCTCTAACAGCAAGTGTAGGTAAAGTTGACCGATTTGGCAAAACACTAATACTATCAGCAGAAAGAGAGTATGGAATAATGGACCCACTAGCAGTAGAGGCTTCAGCAAAAGAGGAACACCGTGTCTCGAGAGAGGGTATAGAAACAACCTTATAGCGCACTCCACCACGATAAAAACGAAACAAATAAGAAACGCGATAAAGAGGGTGTGAAGAAACAAAACGAGTCATAGCGTTCAATCGTTCAGTAGAAAATGAACCATCAGTCGAAGATCTAGATATAGGATAAACAATACTTTGCACATTGTCAGGAGTATTGGAAGCTTGACCAAAGTAAGCAGGATCCAAAACAACTTGATTAAATAAATATGTATTTGAAATGTGATCGACTGCTCCAATATATGCTCCAAGGTCAGAAGTATTACCTGTAAGATAAGGAAATGGTCGAGAATAATTCATAAGGCAAAAGCGTTTAATAACTTGGCGTAAGTTGGTAATCTTTTCACCAATTGATAGTTGCTCAAAACCAGTAAGACTTAAAGGAGGAGCTTCAAAAACCTTAACACTATCATCTTTAACCTGTTCATTATGACTAGTACCATCAGAAGTTTCATTAAAAATCTGTGCACGAGGAAGTTCTTCGGTATCTAGAAGAGAATCTATATATGCTCTAGATGTAGTAGGATAGGTATATACAGCATAATTACCAAAATTTGGAACAGCAAAAGCAATATCCTCAGCACCACTAATCCACAGATTAAGAGAAACAGTATCAGTAACGGAATCACTAGCACGACGTAAACCAGTTAAAACTTCTACAGTTACAAAACCAGTCATGAGTTCTTCCTTTCCTGCAAATGCCGATTCCTTGCCAACTTCCACATGTTTCCATGGAACATTAGAAACATATGGAATAGTAAAAGTTACTTCAGAAGAAACGGAAAGATCAAGAATCCAATTATAAGCATTTTGAAAAGTGGAAGTGCTTGTAGCACCAGAACTAATACCAGCATGATAAGTAATACGCAAGCGTCCAGTATGAAAAGCAGTTTTTGCCACTGTTAATCTATATGTTAAACCTCCACGCCAAAAACTAAACATAGAAGCTAAATAAGCCAAAGTTGAAGGATATATTTGTCCAGAAGTACCTACATATTTATTCTCAACAATACCAGGTGCAACAGGAAATGTTTTTAAAATTGTTGTAGAACCTTGAGTAGTAGTCCATGCAATATTATCTTGGAAAATACTAGATTTCTTTGCAATATACACTATATCCATTTCATCTACTTTACTGGAAAAGACGCTATCTGAATAAGTAAGACCATTATCAGGCATAGCTGCAAGTTTAACTGAGTTATCAATTCCATTAGCATTAGTATAACCCTTGGCAGGAATTGCTGCATATGATGTCAATTTCGACATATCAGTAGGTTTATTCCAACCAAATGTGGAAGCAGCACCAGAAACAGCAGAAGCAACCCAATCAACAGTACGTGCAGCAGAACCAAAAATAGGCATACTCCCTAAAGTACGAGCAGTAGTTGAAACAGAACTAGAAACTTCACTAACAGATTTAGAAGTTGTAGCTGATTCTTCACTACCAATTTGAGCGCGAATAACACTAGGAACAGTAGCAGCAGAAGAAGTAGGCATTGCAACATCAATATCTTCAAACCATGCATAAACAGAATAAGAAGCACCACTACCAGTAGCAATACTAGAAGCACCATCACTAATAAGATTTAAAGGAACAATAAAACATTCACCCATACTGCCCTGTGTGCTAACTAAATTATAGTGAGATAATGGGGCGCAATAAGGGATTTTAATTTCAGCGGGCGAATTAGAAGCTAAATCTATTTCTACACCAGGATATCCAGTAATATTTGGAAAGTATATATCTGTGCCTGGAGTAAAAGTTGTTCCCAAACCAACCATTGCTTTCCTATTACATGTAGAATCAAAAGGAGCGAAAAACATCCAATAACGACCGCACATAAATGGAGTAGCATTAATCAAAATTCGAACACACACATTTGCACGCAAATAAGCAAAATAATTCAATTTATCTACAACATTGGGAGATTTTTGGAAAATCACATCAGGAAATTTAAATTTAAAACCACCCAATTCAGAAGAAGAAGGAGCATTAATAAATTCACCTTGTTTAATTAAAACGGGTCTAGCTAAAATATCTTTAATTGAATGCATTTTAGTTTCATCACCCATAGTAATCCATTGTAAATCTTTAGATATCATAGGCTTAGAATATTGCAAAAGTGTAGAATCATCAGCAAAAGTAGTCACTTGTTGTGTATCCAGAGTATCAGGAGAAAGATTTTCTGTTATTGTAGCGACTTCTTGAGTTTACTAACTTGTGAGGTCGAGTCATACTTCTCACTTTAAAGCGCCGGATCAATAGCCTTTATTTACAGTGGCACACATTGATCAATAGACTGAAAGGTCTCCACTTGTTCAAAGAACAACCTCCCATCGGGCTTTGCTGCTTGTGTCGTACGGCGAATGACAACAAGCCCCTGGAGGAGGATTTAAGAGGCAGCCACTAACCCTTGCATCTTTACAAGCACCGAAGTTCGGTATTCATAAAGAGTCAAGAGCTGTGGCTGTTGTTGCATGGTAGCTCCAGCAACTTGAAATTTTGGAATCCATTTCTTGAACACTTCATCCGAATGCAAACTAAGTTCGAAAGCAGCCGTTTGCATATTTTCACACGTTTTGTCCTCAATGTCAAGATCACCTCTTACCCAATTTATCATTTCAAGAGTGGTATCAAGACCCAAAGGAGCTCGATACAAACCACTTCTATCTCGAAGAAATCCTCGCTTCAAGAAGCTAATATCTCCTATGGTTCGAAATGGAACAAGTTCACCACTCTTCGACTCATCCGTGTACGTCATACCAAAAATTGCATAACCCTCAGCAATAATAACCTGATTGAACTGATCTATAATTGCATCAGAAATATTCACGATGTTATCATCTCCATAGGAAATCATTGCAACATGTTCACCAAAAGCTTGCATATTGCGCATTTCAACAGGCATTTTAAGAAGCCAAACATAACGCATGGAAAGGGAATTATAGATAGAATTAATGATAGCAGTCAAGGGACATCCAGAAGGCTGAGAATGAGTCCACATATACACACTATTTTCAAAGACATGAATTGAATTGACAATCTCGACCCAAAGAACCTCTCGAACAAGCATATTCTCTTCACCATCATTGTAAAACAAATTGATAATGTCAAGAATTGCCCAGAGAAATTCAATGACAAGAGTGCCATCAAAATTGGTGAAGTCTCCAGCAATGACTTTCTTACCTTTGCTCTGCATACGCTCTGCAATGTGATGCCAATCCATAGAATAGACATTGGTACCTACCGCAATTTCGTTATCAATGCGGTTGCGAGCGCAGTGGGCAGCAAAGCCGAGAAAGTATTTACGAAAAACCAACGTGTAACACATTGGTCCTGCAGAAAACACTCTCGTCTTCGCCTCTGATATTTTCTCCAAAGGTCGACGTTCATCTTTCAAGGTGTCAGTCCAAACAGTTGGTGTTCGAATTCCTTGTTTTGCATTATTTTCAATGCGAATCATTTCATCCTCAACCTCTTTTGGAAGGAGATACTCATCACTTCCTAACCACTGTTGTTTTCCTTTTCCTTTGCTAAAACGAACAAGAGGATACCCAGGAGATGTAGTTCTAGTTATACCTGGGGCATACTCATCCATTTCAATCCCAGCAACAGCTTCCATATTGGTAAGCACTCTTCTGTGATCTGGAAGGATGTTATCTGTCAGAATACGAGCCACATCGTTGGCGCAAACCTC